CTATCATAACAACGAAGCAGTATATCCACCTAGCGATGAAACTAATGTACCTACTGCTTATAAATACGCCACAATGTTTGCAGATGATAACAATGAGCAACTAGAAATGGAAATAAGTTTAAATTCTGTAACTAATTATTATCAAGCAGAAGATTTAGCTGAGTATGTTTTGAAAAAATCAAGAAACTCGATAGGCATAGGATTTAATGCAACTTCTGAGGGAACTAATGTTGTTATTGGTGACATAATAAAAGTAACTTATTCTAGTTTTGGTTTTAGTGAAAAAGAGTTTTTAGTTGAGGGGATAACAATACACCCACAAGGAATAGTTGGTATTGAAGCTATTGAGTATCAATCTTCTATTTATACATTTGGATCTAAGACACAAAAGCCTGACACACCAACGACTAACTTGCCTGATCCAACTACTGTTCAAGCACCAGTTTTAACATCGATAACTGATACTGCGGTTAATGTTACTGAGGGTAATTTAAATGTAATAATGACTGTTACTTTTAGAGGTACGTCAGATTTCTTTGTTGATAAGTACGAAGTGATATATAAGAAAAGTACAGATTCAATTTATAAATCAGCAGGTTTATCAAGTAATACAGTACGAGAAATACCCGTTGAAAGCGAAGTTACTTATAATGTTAAGGTAAGAGCAATTAACTCGCTTAGTTATAAATCAACTTATGTTGCTGGAGATCATTATGTAGTAGGCTTTGCTGATCCACCAGCTAATGTTGCAAATCTTTCAATAGACTTTCAAGATCAAGTTGCAGTTTTAAAATGGGATCCATCTACTGATTTAGATTTAGCATATTATCATATTAGATATTCACCAAATGCTGATGATACATATCCTAATAGTATTGTATTAGTTGATAAGGTCAGTCCACCAGCTAACTCGGTTATAGTACCAGCTAAAGCTGGGGTTTATTTCATCAAGGCATTTGACTTATTAGGACACGAAAGTTTAACTGCTGGAAGTGTTGTTGGAACTATATCAGAATTTGCTGGTCAAAACCTTGCAACTACAATAACTGAAGAAACATCTTGGGCTGGAACTAAATCTCAAGTTGTAGAAGATGGTGGAACAATAATTCTTGCTGGTGATGATGTTACTTTGTTTGACGCAGTAAGTGGGAATTTTGATGATAAAGTTGGTTTCTTTGATGAAGTAGATGGTTTTGAAAGCACAGGAACTTATACATTTGCTAATCAAATTTCATTAGGTGCGAAATATCAAGGTCGAGTATCATCTTATTTAAACGTAGATCAATTAGATCGAGTGTCATCATTTGACGGACACGCTGGGTTATTTGATTCTGCACAAGGTTTGTTTGATAGTGCTGGTGCTTCACCCCAAATGGACGCTAAATTATTTATTTCAACTTCAGATGATAATTCAACTTATACAGCATTTACACCATTCCAAGATGGTAATTATGAATTTAGATTTGCAAAATTTCAACTTGTTTTAACTTCTTCTGTAGGTTCACAATCACCAAGAGTAAACAACGCACAAGTTAGATTGTTTATGGCTGATAGAACTGACACAGGATCTAACATAGCAAGTGGTGCTGGTACGAAAGCAGTAACATTTAATAAAGCATTTTTTGCAGAGCCAAGTGTTGTTATTCTTGCACAGAACGCCGCACAGAATATACAAACAACTATCACTAGTAAATCAGCAACAGGATTTAGTGTAACCTTTACTAATGCTGGTGGTTCAGCACAAGATATAACTTTTGATTACGTTGCCAACGGACAAGGCGTAGCCATATAACTTTACAAATAAAACAAATAACATTATAAGGAGAACATAATGTCACAACACGATTTTAATATAGCAAATAGCACTTTTAGTGCAACTCGCACCGATTTAAACAATGCTTTTGGTGCATTAGCCACTAACAGTGCTGGTGATTCAGCACCAAGTACGACTTATGCGAACCAATGGTGGTTTGATAGTGATGATAACAAGCTGTATATGAGAAACAAGGACAATGACGCTTGGGTAGAAGTATTAACGATTGGTGCAACTTCTGACGCAGTTGAAAGTATTGGTGCAACAGGTAGATTTGATATTGCAAGTGCTGAAACTGTATTTAATGAATCAAGTGCTGATTTAGATTTTAGAGTAGAATCCAATGGTAATACTCATATGTTATTCGTTGATGGTGGTAATAATAAAATTGGAATCGGATCTTCAACAATTCCCGAAGTTTTAACTGCAAATGAACCATCTAATGGTGCAATAACTGGTATTTCTATAAATAATAATTTTGCTACATCATCAACTGCAACAGCTGGAACTGGAAGTGGTATTAGATTTGGTGTTAATGATGCTAGCTTTACATCAGCTTTTGGTGATGCTAGAGGCAGTGAAATTTTGTCCGTAACAACTGCGACCAATGGTCGAAGTAGAGATATTGTATTTAAAACTGATACTAGTGGAACTCTTGGTGAAAAAATGCGTATTCATAGTTCTGGGGGTGTTTGTATCGGACAAACAACAGCACCTGCTTCAAACGCAGGTTTAGGTATTGCAAGTACCACTAGTGGTGATTCTGCTTCTATGTATTTAGATACTTATGCGGCAAATCAATCTCAATCAACTTTCTTTATTAGAGCTTCTAAGAATAATACAGTTGGAACAAAAACTGAAACAGCAAGTGGTCAAGATATAGGAAGTATATATTTTCAAGGTGTAAATTCTAGTAGTGCTTTTGGTTATGGTGCAAACATAACAGCAACACAAACTGGCTCAGCAGGAAGTTCAAAAATACCAACAGCATTAGTATTTGGAACAGCAACCAGTTCAGCACTTGCAGAAAGAATGCGTATTCTAGGTTCTGGAGAACTTTGTTTAAGAAAGACATCAACTACTTTTGGCACAGCTGGGTCAGCGTTTGGTGCAACAGTAGGTGAAATTTCATCAACAGTTGATGGTGCTCCAATAATGTATATAAATAGATTAAGTAGTGATGGAAATTTAGTTCAGTTTCATCAAGCTAGTACACACGAAGGTACAATTTCTGTAAGTGGTAGTACTGTATCTTATTCTGGTTTTACAGGCACACACTGGTCAAGACTTTCTGACAACTCTAAACCAACAATACTTCGTGGGACTATAATGGATTCAATAGATGAAATGTGTGATTGGTATCAAGTTGTTGCAGATTTACCAGAAGTTTTATGGACTGCTGATGACTTAGAAACACAAGATATTCTTTACACAGCAGATGATGTTGAAACGCAAGATGTTTTATATACCGAAGATGAAGAATTGCCAGAGGGTGTTGAAGTTGGTGATGTAAAAGAGCCATCTACACAATCTGTCGGTGATATGAAACAAGAAGCAACTCAAACTGTTGGTGAAGTAAAAGAAAAGGCATACACAGTAAAAGAATCAATAGCTTTAGGTGATAAATCTGTTGGTGATGCAATTACATTTACATCTAATGGAACTGAGTACACAGGAACTATTTTTAAAGAAGATGACGTAAAGCATACTAAATGTAAAGTCTCTGACACAGCAGATAGTAAAAAAGTTTATGGTGTATTTTCAAACTGGGACGATGAAGATGATGGACTTGATGGTGATGTTAATGATATGAATATTGCTCAAGTTGGTACATATATCATAAGAGTAAATGCAGATGAAGCTGCAGAAGCTGGTGATTTACTTGTATCAAATGGTGATGGCACAGCTAAAGTACAAGATGATGACATCATAAGAAGTAAAACAGTTGCTAAAGTAAACTCAACTGTAAAAATTGAAACTTATGCAGATGGCAGTTATACTGTACCTTGCACATTACATTGTTAAGGAGAAAATATGTTTACACTAGACAATAAAGAATATGACGAAACTAAATTATCTGACAAAGGTAAGTTAGCTTTTGCACAACTTCAATATGTCAGTCAAGAAAGATCAAAACTTCTACTAGAAACTGATCGGCTAAATACAATAGAGGGAGCTAACTCTGCAATCCTCAAAGCTGAACTACCAAAAGAGGAAGCTGATGCCGAGTCAAAGTCAGAAGAATAGTGAAACATTAATTCGTCTTGAAGCTCGGATTGAGACTATTGAAAACAATCATCTAACGCATATTCAAAATGCTATTGAAAAAATAGAACGCCATATTGCTTCAATATGGAAAGTAGTGGGTATATTGTGTTTTATGTTCACAATCGTATTCGCAGAGACAGTAAAATCATTTATAGATTTATTAGTTATTTAATAGAGGGTTAAATATGGAGAAATGTATTCTCGTAATATCAGACCAACACATACCTCACCACCACCAAGATATGATGGCTTTTCTGAGAGCCATAAAAAAGAAATACAAACCAACTCGGATTGTAAATATCGGTGATGAAATAGATGGTCACGCAATAAGTTATCATTCACCAAATCCTGATCTTGCTAGTGCTGGTGATGAATTAAAAAAGTCTTTAGAAACTATCCACGAACTTGAAGAACTATTTCCCAAAATGGATTTAGTACACTCTAATCACGGAAGTTTAATATTTAGAAAAGCCTTAACTCACGGACTACCAAAAGCCTTTATAAAAGATTACAATGATTTTTTAGAAGTTGGTAAAGGCTGGAAGTGGCACGAAGATATAGTTATCAAAGCAAGTAACGGACAGGATATTTATTTCTGCCACGGAAAGACAGCTAACATTTTAAAACTTGGTCAAAGCTATGGAATGAATGTGGTGCAAGGTCACTATCATACCAAATTTTCCCAAATTTATTGGAGTACGCCCCAAGCATTATATTGGGGATTACAAGTTGGTTGCCTTATAGATAAGGACAGTCTTGCTTACGAATATAATAAGTTATTTAAAGATAGACCGATAATTGGTACGGGAATTATTATTGAGGGATTGCCTAAGTTATTGCCAATGGTCTTGAATAAAGGTGGAAGATGGAATAAAGTCGTTCCTTGATGAGTGCATTTAAGAAACAAGTCGGTGGAACACATTACAAAGATCATAAGATACAACCTTATGAATTTATCCAAGAGAATAATTTAAACTACTTACAAGGAGTAGTTATAAAATACATAGTCCGATATCAGGAAAAGAACGGAATACAAGACTTGGAAAAGATCATTCATTATTGTCAATTAGAAATCGAGAGGTTA